TGCAAAAATATGGAGCTAAACCTAAATCTAGAGCGGCATCTGATTTTAAGCGAAGTATTGCGGAGCTTTTAACAGATACGGGATTGGATAAGGCGGCTATTATGGACCCTAGGTTATTTACATCTCCTCTACCAGGTCCCTCTTCAACAAGATTTGCAACTGTTAAAAGTGCAAAAGCTATTGATGACGTTGTAGAAGATCAGTATGCAAAACAATTACAAGGAGAAGGTGGTCTAACTTCTGCTCAAATGTTAAGAAATATTTTTTTGCCTCCAAGACTTGAGATATTTCAAGGAGCAAAATCTCAAACATTTGATAAAAAATCCGCAGAGATATTTAAGAAAGCAGAGAAAGAAATTTTTCAAAAGTCTATTATGGATGCAGAAGAATTAACGAGGCAAGAGTTAAATAAAAGAGCATGGCAAAAAACTGTTGATGCTGTGAAAAAAGGTGAAGTAAAATATCCTACTTTTAGAGGTGTGGATAATGAAATTAGACAAGAAGTACCGGATACAGGTTTTTCATTTAAGTTGCCTTTATCCATGGTTGGTGTAACTGGACCGATGACTTTTTCAAAAAATTTTGAAAAAGTAAAAAAGGGAGAACTTTCAGAACAAGGTGTTTTAACAGAATTAAATGATGTTCGACTGGGTTTTGATCCACAAAAAATAGTTTTAAAGGAAGTTGATAAAGGTAGAAATTTTTATGTGGTAGATGCGGATAACTACCCTGCTTATAAAAACATAGACTTTGATAATTATGAAAAATTAAGTAGAAAAGATGTAATTTCTGTTTTAAAAAACCAACCAGATGTATTTAAAAAAATTAGTTTAGACAAGTTAATTGATTTTCCTGATTTATTTAAAGCTTATAAAGATTTAAAAAAAAATACTTTTCAAACAGTAAGGGATGAAGACCCTGATGTAGCAGGTAGTTTTGATCCTAAGAGCAAAGATATACAAGTCAGTCCTAAAAGAATATACACGGGGCTTGTTGGAGGAGAAAAATACACCACACCTGAAGATATAAGACAAGCTACATTAGCTTATTCTAAACAAATAGAAGCAGGAGGAAAACCTCCTACTACTGAACAACAAAAAAAGTTCAAACAAAAAATAAAAACTTTAGAAAAACGAGGAGCTGGACTTCAAAAAAAATTTATTAGTCAACAAGAGCAAACAAAGCAAAGAGTCTTAAAAGAATATGAAAAAACTCTTTTGCATGAAGTTCAACACGCTATTCAAGAGATGGAGGGATTTGGACGAGGAACAAATTCAAAAACTTCTAATTATAATTTAAGGCAATTATTACGTTCTTTAGATGAGAAAAGAAAACAAATACCACAAAAAATAAAATCTACAAAACAAAATATACGTTCTTTTCGTTCAGAGGAAAAAAAACAAAAGTATACAAATGAATTACAAAAACTAGAAGGACAGAAAAAAGTTTTAGATGATCTGTATGCTAGTTTTCAAAGATATTTAAGAACAAAAACAGATGACGAAATCTACAGGCGTTCTTCAGGAGAAGCAGAGGCAAGACTTGTTGAGAAGAGAAAAAACTTGTCAATGACACAAAGATTGAATAAGTTTCCTTTAGATGATTTGGATCTTGCCACAAAAAAACTTTTTCCATCAACAAGAGTTGCTGATGAGGACTTTCAAAAACAAGTAGATAATTTTATAATTCAACAATTAAGTCCTAGACAAGTAAGGGACTTGGGCTTTGATAAGGATTAAAAATGGCTATAGATAAAGCTGTAAACCCAGCACCCGATGTAGAGATTACTGTAGAGACAGAAGAATTATCTACACCTGATATTGAAATTGTTCTTGATGATGAGGGTGGAGCGGTAGTCGAGATTGGAGATCAAGAAGATGATGTAGACTTTCATGCAAATCTTGCAGATGTTATTGATCAAGATGAGTTATCTAGGATTTCTGTCGATCTTATGGCGATGTTTGATGCAGATAAGTCTTCAAGACAAGATTGGGAGCAGACGTATTCTAAGGGTTTAGAGTTATTAGGTTTGAAAATGGAAGAACGTACAAAACCATTTCGTGGTTCTGCTAGTGCGGTTCATCCCATGCTGACAGAATCGGTGATTCAGTTTCAATCTCAGGCTTTCAAAGAGCTAATGCCAGCAGGTGGTCCAGTAAGAACACAAATTCTTGGTAAAGAAACTGTAGACAAAGCTCAACAAGCCTCTCGTGTACAAGACTTTATGAACTATCAACTTACTTCTGTTATGGAAGAATACACTCCAGAGATGGATCAGGCCTTGTTTTATCTAGGTTATGGAGGTTCTGTCTTTAAAAAAGTGTACTTTGATGAGCAATTAGGGCGAATGGTTAGTAAATTAGTGCTACCAGACGATCTTTACATACCCTATACAGGCTCAAGTGTTATGTCGCAATGCAACAGAATTATTCATCGCATTGCAATGAACGCAAATGAGTTTAAAAAACGTGTTGTAGCAGGGGAATATGCGGATTTTTCGGTTCAAGAAGAAGAATATGACCCTAATTATAGTGATATACAGTCTTCTATTGACAAAACAATAGGTGTAAATCCAACTGGTGAGGCCGAAGAGGTGTTTTTACTAGAGTTTCATGTGGATTTAGACATTGAAGGGCATGAAGACAAGGGTGAAAATGGAGAACCAACAGGAATTAAGCTACCTTATGTGGTAACAATAGAGGAAACAAGCGAAAAAATTGTTGGAATCCGTAGAAATTACTTAGAAAACGATGAATTAAAGAAAAGATTAGAATATTTTGTACATTATGTGCTTATTGAGGGACTTGGAGCCTATGGATTAGGCTTTGTTCACTTAATTGGAGGTCTTTCTAAGAGTGCAACTGCTGCTTTACGTCAATTATTGGATGCAGGTACTCTTTCTAACCTTCCAGCAGGGTTTAAAGCCCGTGGAGCACGGATTGCAGACAATGATAACCCAATACAACCAGGTGAATTTAGAGATATTGATGCCGGAGGTGCAGAATTAAACGCATCTTTGATGCCTTTGCCGTATAAAGAGCCTTCTCAAACACTTTTTGGGCTTTTAGGCTTTTTAATTGAAGCAGGAAAACGTCTTGCAAACACCGCAGATATGCAAGTGGGCGATGGAAACCAAATGGCGGCTGTTGGAACAACAATTGCTCTTTTAGAGCGTGGTTCTATGGTTATGTCTGCAATACACAAGCGTTTGCACTATGCTCAAAGCGTAGAGTTTAAGATGTTAGCTGAGGGATTTGGTAAATATTTACCAAAAGACTATCCATACTCTGTCCCTGGTGCAGATCGTTCTATAAAAAGAAAAGATTTTGATTCTACAGTAGATATACTTCCTGTCGCTGACCCAAACATATTTTCTTCTGCACAGAGAATAACTTTGGCTCAGATGCAATTAGAAATGGCTCAAAGTGCTCCTCAAATGCACAACTTATATGAGGCGTATTACAGAGTTTATACTGCATTGAATGTAAGAGATATTGATGGAGTTCTCATTCCACAATCAAATCAGATGCCAAGAGATCCTGCAACAGAAAATGCTAGTGTGTTAAATCAAATACAATTAAAAGCGTTTGCAGGGCAACAACATGATGCACATATAGCTTCTCATTTAATTATGGGTATGTCTCCTGTTGTTCAGGCTAATCCGATAGCTGCTCAAATGTTGCAACAACACATTTATGATCACATCCGGTTAAAAGCAGAAGAAGAAGTAGAAGCTGAACTGTATAAAGACTATGGAGTAGATCCAGACAATATGGTTTCTGCGATTCAAAAAGAGGGAATGGTTGCTTTAAAGATTGCAGAGTTCTTACAAGAAACAAAACAACTTCAGGCTCAGATGTCCGGTCAAGGACCTGATCCTGTTGTAGCTTTGAAAGAAAAAGAATTAGAGTTACGAGCAAAAGATGATCAAATGGATAATCAAATTGCTGCGGAGAAGTTAAAANTAGATGCACAAAAAATTCAACAAACTGCACAAAATAGTCAAGATAGGATACAATCGCAAGAAGCAATTGCTGGATTAAAAGCTCAGTTAGCAAGAGAGCGTATACAGCAAATGGATAGATCTCAGACAAATTAAGTCTGCTGTTTTTCATGGAGAATAGCCATGCTAGAAGTAATAGAAAAAATGTTGAAAGAGATACAGATTACAATTAGCGATACTAATGCTTTAGTTCTTAATGGCACTGTAACCGATATGGAACGGTATAGATTTCTCATGGGTAGACTTGAGGGTTTAAAACTTTCTGAGGAAATTATTAAAAAAACTCTTAAAGACTATTCGGAGGAAACATGAGTAACGAACCCACTGCCTTAGAAAAAAAGTGGCAAGAAGAGCCACCATCAACACCTGTTTTAGAAGATTCCTTTAATGAAAACGGAGAGTTTGAACCAGATAGGATGGATAGTTCTGTCTTTGACAGAATACCAAACCCAACTGGTTGGAGGATTGTTTTACTTCCGTATAGAGGAGTTGAAAAATCTAAAGGAGGAATTGTCTTGTCAGAAGAGACTCGACAAAAAACTCAACTAGCAACAGTGTGTGGGTTTGTACTAAAAATAGGAGATTTAGCTTACAAAGATGAATCTAAGTTTCCTACTGGTCCGTGGTGTAAAGAAAAAGATTGGGTTATTTTTGGACGATATGCAGGTTCAAGAATAAATATTGATGGTGGAGAAATTAGAATACTTAATGATGATGAAATACTAGGTGTTTTAAATTCTCCTGAAGACATTTTACACATTTAAGGGAGCTAAAAGTGAGTGAACAAGAGTTTAAAGTAGGTGAAGATGAAAAGCCTGTAGATGTTGAGATGAACGAAGATGGTTCAGAAGCAAAGATTGTGAAAGCCCCTGAGCCTGAAGTCGCTGTAGAAGAAAAAACTTCTGAAGCAAAGCAAGAAGAAGAGTTAGAAAAATATAGTGACAATGTTCAAAAACGAATTAACAAAATGACTGCTAGGTTAAGAGAAGCTGAGAGGCAAAAAGAAGCCGCTATTCAGTATGCTCAAAATGTTCAAGCAAAACAAAACGAGTTGCAAAAACGATTTAATGAAGCAGACAAACAAAGATTAGATGAAACAAAAAATCGAACAGAAACTCAAGTGGCTGCCTTAAAACAGGTTATTAAAAAAGCCAGAGAAGAAGGGGATATTGATACCGAAACAGAAGCTCAAGAAAAGTTAGCAGGTGTTTTGTATGAACAAAGAGATGTAGCTCGCTCTGCTCAA